AATCGCCGGGGTAAAACGGTGGAATCGAACCACAGCAGAGTGATAGATTAACTTTCACAAAGGTCTTCACTTGCTTCCATTAAAGATGACTCAAGGTTCTCGTCTCCTTGTGTCAAAATAGGGATAATACTGACAAATTTAGCTTGTGCTTCAAGTATGCCTGGCAGAGGCGACTCTATGGTTCCTACAATGTCATAGATGGTCCGGGTTGTCATGAAGCCAGCAGAATTGATGGCATCAACAACTGATTTGAATCCATCTTCCATGGACTTCAGATAGTTGTCTTGGGTCTGCACTAGAAAGTGTTCTAGGGACTTGAAGTTGGTTTCAATAAGACTTCGAAACCCTCCTGGTTCGGAAGTCCCAAAAAGTTGCTCATATGTTGACGGGCGTAAGGGCAACAAAGCAACTTCAAGCCCCTCTTGGAGTTTAAATCAGAAGTCTTTGCTCTGGAGACCAGTTTAAAACCTTCTCCAGACCAAAAACAGTCTGTATAACCAAGAGAAGTGGCCTGATGTGCTGTGCCGTCAGCTCCACAAGGAACCAACTCTCCATTGGTCTCATATTTGACATACTTGAATGTGGCCAATTGGTACTGTAAAACAGTACTAATAGCTTTGGCACACACATATGACCTAGGAGTTGGACACATGAGAACATCGCCAGCTTTGGCACCTTTTATAACCTTACTCCAATCGGGTTTGGAGGTTAAACCCGTACCCAAATCCGCTGCGAGTCTGTTCTCATTGTTATCCGTTTTGATAGTGTTATTCTTTGGCAACTCAACCACAAAAATCGACCCAACACCGGCTTCTGCATCCTCCTCATCAACATCAGCGGCTGAAAAGACAACATCATACTCACAGTACAGCGTTGCGGAACCTGTAACTGAAGGCTTCCCTTCTGTCATAATACAAACTGACCCAGGTGAAGACCACCTGGGCTCATCTGCATTGAAGTTGGTGTAATATAGGTCTCGGAGCCCAACCACCTCAATGTTGGAGGGTTCCCAAATAGGTGAAGCAACCGACGAATCTTGTGCAAAAAGACGTTGTAGTCCGTCTTCCCCTTCAGGAATCGGGTCTGTTGAGTCTTTGACAAAAGCCAAGACGGTGCCACCGGCACTTGCAGTTCCAACTTGAGGGACAAGGGAAAACCTAAGCTTTCGGTATTTAATTCTCTGCCAAGCGCCAGCCTCTTTAGCAAGTCTTGGACACAATTGGGGCACAAAGGGAACCGAAGCAATGACCTCCCTTGCACCATATTTAGCAAGATCAGATATAAACAACAATCGGTCATTACCACGTAGCCTTTGTGACTTCTGAGGAGCGGCCCTAATCTGTTGCCCTCTGGCAACAGGGGCGTCAACCAATGGCCCGGACGTGCCAGCCATTCTAGATTGCTTCTTTCTCGCCTTCCTCCTGGCGTTGTTTCTTTTCGAGCTTCCTCCTCTTTTTGCGTTTTCCATCTCGCACATTCCATTTATGTCTTTGCTCAGCTGTTTTTCTACCTTTTCGATAGTTTTCACTGCTTTCTTTTCGTTCGTCATTATGTGTTATCGCTATTAAATTCTTTATGGGAGACTTTTCACTTTTAAAACCAGGATTCTCTGCAACTACAGTTGACAGGCCTTCCTGGGTCAGGGTGGTATAGCTAAGATTTCTAGCTTCTTCTATTTCGGCCCCGACACGCCGAACCAACAGCACTTCCTTATCCTTCACTTTGACACGTGAAACTTCAAGAGGTCCCTCTCCACTTGGAGGTGGCGTCACTTGTAGCCATGCTAGCGCCTCGTCGATCTCATGCTGCTGAAAGTGTCCTGTAAACACTATATTGGGTCTGGATTTATCCAGAACGTCCTGTCTTTCAACATGGTCACCCCAATTATGCGTTTGGTCTGTTCCATGTAGGATATCTCCTGCCGTATTCTCTTCTGGAACCCCAGAAGAGAGTGCAGTCAAGAGAGTTGTCTGAGAATCATTCTTGAATTCAGCGGCTTTTGGAACCGGAATCTCAACTTGGAATCCTCGAAGTTTCTCCCTTAAAAGGTGATAGAACGTATTTCTACACACTGATAACAAGGGAGCCTTCACGGCACCAAGTTGAGAAAAATCCAGACTTGCACCATTCTTATGTCGCATTTCCAAGAAAAAGACTGCAGAGAGAGTACTCTGGCCCTCTTTTGAAACAATCCTTCTGCTCCTGTCAACCAGGTGCAGTTTGAAGGGATGTTGGTCCTTAAACTTTAAGTGGCTCACCTTCTTCCAGAAAGTTTCATCATTCATCTTATCTTCAGACAAACTTAAACCTTTAAGTCCATGGTCTAGACTTGCTTGTAGCAAACCTTTCAGGATATACACCTTCTCGTCAATATCCTCTACCCAACTCACTTCCACTTTTGGTTTTAAAGCGGCAGCTAGAGGATTACTGACAGGCACTTTCTGTAAAACCTGTTTCGCACCCTTAGTTAGGGGGCCAACAACCTCACTTAAGGTTTTGGCTGCACTAACCTGCTTCTGGACGTTTCCTTCTTCGTCCAAACCTGAAACAAAACGTGGTACAATCCATTGATCTCTCCCTTGGATCAAGAAACCAGCTTTAAAAACCCTCTCTTTGGCTTTCATCCAAGAGAGGCCAAAAGCATTTCGGAAACACACCAAAGGAACACCAGGCATTCCCACAGATCCGGTCAACTTCTTTTCCTCATTTAACCAGGCTAAGAAGTGGTCCACATCCGTTCCCGAATGCTTGGGTTTTTCCTTGGTAACGGGATCGCGCAGTTCTGATCTCACATTCGGCTTTTTCAAAGCTTCAGCAAACGTAACTGGCTTCTCGTGTTTTAGTTTCTTCACTTGTGTCAGGCCTGCAGAAAGCACAGGGGGAGGTTCTACCTCAACGAGTTCTTTCTTTCCAACTAGTTCAATCTCGCCATGTTTCACAGTCAATCGGGGATTAACTACTCTTTCTTCTCGCTTCCAAATTCCAATCTTGTCGGCCACCGCCCCAAAGGGTTGTAGCCACAACTTGTCGCCTTGCCACTGATTAGTGCTGGTAAAATACAAATTCTCACACCACTTCTGAGTAGGCACTCCAGAAGAATCATGATACTGGAAATTTCCTAACCCATTGGAGATCTCAGGCTGTTCACCTTTACCTCCACCTCCAGCAACTTCCATACAGACCGCTACAGGGTCAACAGAATTCAAAACATGAAACAGCGCATCACGCACTCTCTCATTAGAAAAGGCTCCTGTTATTAAATACCCTCTAGCACGGTCAAAGGTGGTTCGCTGTCGAATTATAGACCTGTAATCTTGGGGTTTTTTATTGACCTCATCTTCATGCAGGTCCCTTGGGTTAAGTATTGTCTTTAACCAGTCTTCTTCAGGTAACCACGGCACCAACTCCACCTTTTCCGGGCCCTGTCTCCACTGTAAATAAACACCTAAAAACTTAGAATCACAAAACAAGTTCCCTGGTTGTGGCTGTACACAAACCTTATTGGGAACCCATGTTCCTTGTTTTATTTCTAGACCACAGGAATCCAACATGTACTCTTCAACCTCAAATTTATCAGAGGTTTTCTGTTTAAAGGCATAAGAGTGCATGTTGTTGTATGTTACATGGTCCAGGAAACTAGAATAGGACAACACAGCTTTACAAGTATCAAAAAAGGTTGTCCCAACAACTCCTGAGGCCAGCCCATCTCTAGTGGGCTTCCTGTAAACTGTCGGTCCATGTATAATAAACAGTGGATCGGTGGCCATTGCTATCCACAAATCACAGACCCTACGCCAAAACCTAGACTGACCATGTTGTTCTGCAAATGACGTGTAGATATACTCAACGGCAACTCTCACACAGTCACGGTCAACAGAACCGTCCATTTGGACAAAATCAGGAGAAGCTCTCCACAACTCGCCAGCTTGGTCTCTCCAGTAGAAGTCCGTGTCGTCTCCATAGCAATAAAAGGTTGGTTTTTGATATTTTGTCCTTTTATCTACCCACTCTGCGAGCTTGGTGGCTCCTCCATGAGCCCACACAAGCCCGTAAGCATTGGCACCATCTCCTTCGTGACATAGTTCTAAATTGTCAGAAAAATTCTGCGACAAGATGGAAAATAGAACCGAGCAATGATAGGGTATTGAAAAATACGGTCTACACTTGGTGTCCAGTTTACTAGTCTCATATCTGTCCAACTTGTTTTTACACTCACAAAGAAACATCTCAGGATCCCTATCAAAAAGACTCAGATAGGCCTTGGGATCTTCCTTGTTTAGTGCTTCTACCAATTCGGGCAGTCCTGCAAATAGAAGCTGTTCCTTAGCATCACACTTATCCTTCCAATAAGGGGCTCCAGCACTCGCTCTTGCAGTGGTTTGAATGGTCTCCAGTAAATCCTCTAGGTTAGTTCCCCCCCAATCAGGTAACAAAGAACCTTTTCTTAAGGGTAACAACTCTCTCAGCCTTTTTACGGCTGAGTTTAAATCCTTGGAGACATAAGGATATTTCAAAACTGATTTACACTTTCGTGTTACAAGTTTCTCTATCCTAGTTTCAAATCCTTTTGCAGTCCCTCTTGTATAGGTTAGTTGCGTTGCTGCTTCTAACATCTCCTCAGGTTCAAAGACTCGCAAAAAGGCCTGAACCTCATCTATCCTCCGCAGGTTTCCCCCGAAGGTTCTCTGGGTGGTCACCCAACCTTCTTTTTGATGGACTCCTGCAGGGTGAACTGGCTGGCCTTCATGTCGGAGCCCCGACACTGGAAAATGCTCAGAATATTCAACAAGACTAGTATTCTTTTTGATATCCAGAACTCCAGATTCAACCTTAATCTTCAAACCCTCATTGAGCTTGGATATGTCTGCTTTCACTCTGCCCTCCCAGTCAACTCTATGTTCTGGTGCGGGCAGGGTTTCTCTCACTGAAGTCTCCAACAGGGCTCTAAGAGCTCCTAAATCTTGTCGCAGCCTTACGGCAGCAACATCTTCAAGATTTCCAAAAGGAACCCTGGAATGATCTACAATCGGATTCGAGCAATCAGTCATATTAATAAATCATTCGCATCAGAGACATAAAAGAGAAAAAAGGGTGGGATACTTTACCCCGATTAAAAG